TGACGAAAAGGCGCAACTCAAGCTCACAGGAACTCCAACCCCTATCAAGTGGGTGCGAGATCTGGCGACCTCTGGAACGAAGTTAATCCGACAGGCTACCACCGAAAATTGGCATTTACCCAAGGCCTACATAGACTCGCTCAAAGACCGATACGGAGATGGCACGCCTTGGTATCGTCAAGAGATCCTAGGTGAGCTTGTGGACTTTAGTACGGGCCTAATCGAGGCATCCAAGTTAATGGTTATAGGTGCGGTTCACCCGTTCCTACCACGTGTAGTACGGGCGTGGGATTTTGCCCATGCCGACCGCAAGGCGAGCGACTTTACCGCAAGCGTGCTAATGAGTACGGACGGGAAGCGGTATATCATCCATGATGTGACGCATTTCAAGGGACAGTATAGCGCGGTACGGGATCGCGTTATCCAGACCATGACAACAGACCCGCATGGATGTACCCAATGGATCGAAAATACGATGGGTGGAATGGTGGTGCGATCCGAGCTTATGACCGATAAGCGACTGCACAACATCTCCATAAGTCCAGTAAATGCCGTGGGCGACAAGGTCTCCAGAGTGTTGCCTGTTGCTTCCCGCATTGCCCAAGGCATGATGTCAATCTGCCAACAGCATTGGAATAGATCGTTTATTGACGAATTGAACGCTTTTGGAAATTCCGCGGAGCATGACGACCAGGTTGATGCCTTGGCCCATGCTTACAACTGCCTTGCCACGAATGGCGAAGCGAAGACTTTTAACATAAATATTTGAGGATACCATGAATGTAATCAAGAACACTACACGCCTACAAAATCAATATGAATGTTTTATGCACTCAGGAGCATGGGAAGACGGCTCTATCCTTCCCAAGCATGAGCGAGAGGGCGATGTAGGCTATGCAAGGCGCAAACAAGGATTTTGCTCGCCTGACCTGTATAGCTACCTAATCAAGACCTACGGAGTGCTATTCGCAAAGCCTCCAGTACGGGAAGACTATGATGATGTCTTTGGCCTGTTTATTGATGATTGCGGATATGGAATGAATTTAAATAGTTTCATCCAATCGGCTCTTGAGTTGGGCGCGGTGCTAGGCTCCGTTGCTATTGTCATGGATGCCGATAAAGACCAGCCTGGGAGCATCGAAGAAATGGGCATTCAGCGCACTTGGCCCTACATGGAAATGATCCTACCTCAGAATATAACGACTTTGGTTGTGGATAAAGTAGGGCGAATTGTCCAGTTCGGTTACTACTACCATGAGGCAACTGACGAAACTCAAACCGTACTTTATGAGTGCGTATTTAAGGACGGTAAGCGGTACAAGACCCATACGGAGAAGGACGCAAAGGGAAACAGCACTACGGTGCAGGACGATGTTACAGACCTTCCCTATGGTCGCATTCCCGTAGTGTTCATGGTTCCAAGCCAAGAGCCATTGGTGACAGCAAAGCTCCCTAGCTCCCCTACCTTGGGCCTGTATCATCAACAGTTGAATGTAGCGGTGACGAATTCTCTGATTGACGAATCCCTATACTCGCAACAGTTTAGCGTGTTGACGATCTTCACCGATAAAGACGCAACCAAATTAAACATGGGTGCTGGAAATGCTCTGGTATTGCGTCCTGGTGATGCCGCGTCCTTTATCTCCCCTGCTGGCACGCCCATTGAAATGATGCTAAAGCGTGTTGACCTTTCCGTTTCCATGATGATTCGCACCTTTGCCAATATGCTGACCAACGGCACAACCCAAAGCGGTGAGGCGAAGGTAATCGACCGTCAAGTCGGGGCATTACAGTTAAAGAATGTCGCTAATTACCTTGAGCAGATTGAGTACAAAATCTATGAGGTATTCCAAGGGTTCATGGGCAAGGACATTGCGACCACGGGCTATGAATACACGGTGGAGTACTACAAGGATTTCGACCTAACGGACATTTCGGGATATATCGCCCAAGCCGTTGAGGTGATGGGCATGAATATTTCCGAAGAGGCCAAGATGGAAGTAAAGAAATCAGTCTTGCGTAAATTCATGTCGGGTGAGGATAAGGAAAAGATCGAGGAATTGATGGAAGTTGAGTCAACCAATAAGGAGCCAAAGGGCGTGGAAGGACTCGATACAGTCACCGAAGAAGAACCAGAAGAACCTGAGACCATTGAAGAATGATCCAAATAGATAAGGCCCTGCTCCAAAGACTGGCGGATGAAGTAGTCCGTCTTGTCTCTGGCGGTATGGCTATTGAGCTAGCGGTGGCTCGGGTGTGGCGAGATAACAAGATCCCCGATGTCATGTATCAAGAGGCACGGGATCAAGCGTCAAAGATCATTGAGAAGGGATTGGGATTTAGCACGATTGAGAACATCGGCACACGCCAAAAGGCTTGGGATGCTCTTGTGGGTAGTGATCCCACGGTCAAGGCTCAGATAGCCAAGGCAAGCGCAAGGGCGAGGATAGACCTCACTACCGAAGTGAGCAAGATCATCAAGAGCGGTGAAGCGGTGCGGGTCGCTTCTGTACGGATGCAAGCGCAAGCCCCAGGTGACCTATCAGCGGTTCGCAAAGACTTGAAGGAGTTGGCGCGGAACGGTGCTGACCCTGCACAGATTGCAAAGCTAAAACGAACCATTGACATTGGCGTGAAGGGTCGGGCCTTAAAGGACGCTTATAACCGCACGCTAAAAGCCATTGAGTCGGGATCACAGGAAGCTATCGACAAGCAACTGCACTACGCCATACAAAAGAAAGTACGCTATAACATGGAGCGGGTGGTAAGGACGGAACAGGCGCGCGCGCATTTCGCGGCACAACGGGAAGAGATCGCAAGAGATGCTTTTATTGAGGAAAACGCAGGAAAGCAGAACTATAATGCTATAAAATATGTCCGCTTTGTCCTTGCGGGTGGTCATGTCGTGGATGAATGCGATGCCTACGCACGGGCAGACATGGGTTACGGCCCAGGTATCTACCCGATTGACCAAGCCCCTGTCCTGCCTATCCATCCCAATGGTAAGAGCATCCTAGTTCCATATATGCGACCTAAGAAAACTAACGCTCCTATCGTATCCCCTGCCAAAGCATTGACGCAACAGGCCGAAGAGATGGGAGTACGATTTAACGGGCCTCAGTTGGCCCCAATTGTCCGTAAACTGTAAACACACAACAAAGGAAAGATCAAATGACCTATGAAGAAATGATGGCATTGCCAGAGACAGAGCGCAAGGACGCACTAGCAAAGGCATTCCACGATAAGAACCAAGAGGCTCAGAGCCTACGAACCAAGCTCAAGAAAGAGAATCCCAAGGCCATGGAAATCATGGAAAGGCTAAAGGCTGAGTTTGGGGTTGACGATGTGGATGATGCTTTTATCGAGAACCTCAAGAGCGCATCCAATAAATCAATGAGCATGGAAGAACGTATGAAGGTCATGGAGCGGGCTTTAAGCAAAGCTCAGGCCGAGAAGGACAATCTGTCCAGCCAATTGACCATGAGCGAAAAGAAACAACTTGAGCGCGAACGGGACGGCTTTATCCTGACTGAGCTAGGAAAGGTAGGCATTCGGTCGGACGAAATGAATGACCAGATGAAACTCGCCTCCATTAACGCGACCTATGATGCCGATGCACAGAAGTGGTCATTCAACGGAAAGGACATTGCTACCTATGCGACTGAGCTTGCCAAGGCCAAACCGTACCTGGTTGGCAATCCAGTCAAGGGCGGTAACGGTAATAGCTCGGCATCCAACGTGCAGGGCGCGGGTGCAGGGGACTACATTTCAGAGGCAGATTACATGGCCTTGACTCTTGAGCAACAACAATCCCCTGCAATTCGTGCAAAAGCGAGGGCAAGCATGGACAAATGGAAGGATGTAAGATAACACTTACCCACAAGTTGGTGATAATTGTCTAGTATTATCATCAATGACGGGACAATCCCGTAGAGTCCCTGCGGGCATTGCGAACAATACACACAAATAAGAGGTACACAATGGCTTATACTGCCGCTGAATTGCTCGTGATGTCGAATGACATTTACATGGGCGCAACCGAAGAATCCAAGCTCCCATTCCTTGCCAACACTCGCTGGTCTCGGGAAGCCACGGACGCGACCGAAGTAAACATCCTTTCCGTTGGTGATGTGACCTTTGAAACCTATACTCCAGGTACGGCACTCACTCCACAGGCTCCAGCCGCCGGTTCTGCAAAGCTCAAAATGGATCAGCTCGAAGGTGTTGCCATTGCAAGCTGGGATACTCAAAAAGTTGTTCCTGGTTATGTTGCCGCAGTCGGACAGAAGGCCGCTAAGAAGGCCGCGACCCTGCCTGACAATTACATCATCAACACCCTGATGACCAAAGCTCTGTTTCCTACCAACTGGTACGCAGGTGTAAGCGATGCCGCTATTGACATCAAGGCTTCCACCGCCTTGGCTATCTTGGGCGACCTTGCGGAAAACTTGGACGACACCAATGTCCCTGTTGATGGCCGTTGCTTCATTGCACCTCCTTCCATCGTGACAAAGATCCGTTCGGGAATGCGTCTCGCTGGTCTGGTATCCGAGCCTATCACCGATATGGTGCTTAATCGTCCTGGTGCTTTCAAGTGCCAGGGGTTCACCATCCTTTCATCCAATCAGTTCACCGCGGTTGGCGGTTCGGGCAATGACTACAATTGCTTCTATGGTACTGCCGAGGCAATCGCTTGCGGTTACAACCCCCTTTCCCTCGAATCACAGCGAATGGTTCTCGAACCTGGGGACAATGTCTTTGGTGTTCTGCGCTTCGGTGCTAAGGTTGTCGATGAGAAACAGGGTGGCGTTGCGTACCTGAATGTCGTTGCTGACTAAGATCATCCATTGAGGTTAATGTGCGGGTAGATATTGACTCTTCCGAATTGGTATCTATCGCGCACAAACTCAAGGACAAACCGTTATTCCAAAAGGCAATGGAGCCAGTATTTTTTGGGGCAATCTCAGAATATCACTCCCTTGCTTTTAGTGACGCTCCAAATGATACAGGCCAACTATCTAAATCTATTACCACCTCTTTTTACGGTGAGAACAGGTTAAACGCAGAAGTCGGAATTTTAGACCGCTCTTGCCCATACGCAAAGTTTGTTTATTTCGGGACAAAGGATAGCCCTAATCCGATTCGACCAAAGAATATAAACCCAAAAACAGGTAAAATATTTAGGTCATTATTTTTTGAGCCAAAAGGCGGAGGCGGTGGAATCTTCCGAGGTTCCGCGAAGCACAAAGGACAGAAGTCAAATCCGTTCCTGCTCAATACATGGAATCGGAATTACCCAGAGTTTGTAAAGACGCTGAATGAAGGTCTGACAGAAATTATCGAAATGGAAACGAAACCATGAGCATTACCGCAAGCGACATCACAGACCCTACATTTTTAAAGCTGACATCTACGCAACAGACCGCGTATCTGGCTCAGGGTGCTTTGATGTTTAAGGCTCAAGCCCTCAAATCATCCATTGACACCACCAAAATTGCGACCCCTACGCCTTACATCCCATTGCGGATCCAGGTAGTGTGCGTACTCATTGCGATGTGCAAAGACCTTGTGGGTTCCGACTGGCGCGAGGTTCGGGACGGGCTTTCTATTGATACCTACCAAGCCAAATTAAAGACATTGACGGACGAAATGAGCGACCTCATTATGTCCTTCACCCCTGAGATGTGCGGTTATGAGGATAGCTCTAGCAACGCTGGAACAGGATCTATCACCGTGGCATGGGGGCGCGAGTGAGTGTAGTACCATCAACGGTTGATTCAATCCGAGAGCAGATCGTGGAGGCCGTAAAGCTATCCATTGGATCACATGGCAAGTGTATTGCGATTAGTCAGCCTTGGGGCATCTATTCGACATCTACAGACTATCCCCTGGTCAAGGCATGGATGACAACCAGCGTGCTTTCTGCTGAGTACATGGGCACACGCGACATCCGAGAAGATGACCTCAACATTATGGTGGTTCCGCTTTGTGATGAACTCGACTTTCCCCTACTTACTTCTAAAATCATTGAGTCATTCAGACCGTATTTTAATACTGAGACGGTGCGGGGATTCATGCACGCCACCTACTCGGAATCTCTTGCAAAGCTCACGGTTCAACAGGCCGAAGTAGTGCAGACGGACATAGCCAAGCCCTATGCGGGCGTAAAGTTCTTAATCAAAGCAAAGTACCAAGTAATTTAAAGGAGGCCCACAAATGGCTTTAGCACTCACTAGAAATAAACAATTCGGAATCAAGTTGGAAGGGACTGCGGGTACTCCTGAGACCTTGACCGCTTCGGATTATGGCCTTGAGCTTACGGAATTGAGCTTAGATACTGGACTTGAGGTAATCGAGTCCGATGTCTTCAAGAATACCATTTCCAGTTCTACTTCCCGAATCGGGAAAAAGACTGCTACGGCTACAATCGCGGGCGAGTTTAAGAACAGTGGTACGCTGAACACCTTGCCCAAGCTGGATCCACTTTTGCAGATTGCGCGGATGATTAAATTGACCGTTCGTGGCATGGCCTTTAGTGCTGGCTCTGGAACTGCGGTTCGCGGAATCTCCTATGTGAGCGGTGGAACATCGGGAGCCAAGGGATACCTGGTCAAGGTCGAAGGATCTAAGGTTTATATCGCGGTGGTGTCTGGAACTTTTGAGAGTGGCGAGACCTTGACCACTACGGGCACGGGCTCAACCTGGACGGCAACGGCAGGGGCGCAAGACGCGGCATTGACTGGCTTTGCCTATATGCCCTCCAGCACAAGCGCAAGCGAGAAGACCGCGACCATCAATGTCCTTGACGGTGGATTTCTCAAACCCTCCTTTGGCGATGTGGCTTCATTGGGCCTTGAGCTTTCCACCGATGGCTACCCTAAGTGGACGGCATCCATTAGTGGTGTGATGGACTCGACCTGGGGCGATGCAGGGAGCGAGGTCACGGGCATTACCTATGAAACAAATCAGCCCGCCATTGTCAATAATGCAACCCTGCTGATTAACGGCACTATTGCTCCTATCACCTCGAAAGTGACCATTGACCTGTCCAACACCTTGACGGTTTTGAAAGACCTCAATAGCGACAACTGGCTCAAGTATGGCGTGGTGACAGACCGCGCCGTGGTTGGGACATTGGATGTAATGGCTATTGCGCCTGCTACCTATGATTTGTACGCGGCACTATTTGCAGGTACTACGGCATCGCTTGAGTTCGTCATTGGTTCGGGTGCAGGCAAGGCGATTGAAATCGTACTGCCTGCAATCCAGTACCAGGGCGTTTCCTCAAGTGACGAAGCGGGATTCCTTGCAAACCAGATCAGCTTTAAGGCGACTGGAATTGACAACGAAATCCTAGTATGGTACAGATGATAGCTAAATAGGGGTTATTCCTTTCTCCCCGAATCGGCTCACATTCTTGATTGGGTGTGAGCCTTTTTTAAGGTATATTTCAAACATGACCATCCCTAGAAATAAATCCCATCAATTCCGCTTTTCAGAAGAAGCGCGGTCAACCCATACTAAGCGGATGCACGACTCAGTTAAGGCCATGCTATCTACAATTAGCGATAAGATAGACATACAATGGGCAAAAGGGAACACGGTTTACAACCTAGAGCCATTGACGCTAGAGAAAGGATTGTGCGAGCATACTATTTCGACTCTTATCGGCAACAAGGTATTTGACTTCGACAAAACCAATGTCGAGGTGTTAGAGTCATTTTCTGTTGATGCTCAATGGAGGCCATTCATCCTCAATGATGGGATGTTGAATTGGGTTGGAGAGTATGGCCCGGATCGGGATATTGACGTGTTACATATCGGTGGTATATTCCCTCGCAGGAAATCGGTCATTGACCAGATCAAAGAAAATAGCGCATTGAATTTTATGCAGGTCTTTGGCATTTATGGTGAGGAGGCAACCGCTTTAATGAAGCGGGCAAAGGTTGTTATAAATATCCATCGGGACGGTCCAAGCCAGGCGCAAGAGCAGTTGCGAATCGCTTGGGCTATTGCTTGCGGGTGTACGGTGGTATCTGAGACATCAATCAAACCATCCATACCTAATCACATCATCATTGAGAGCGACCTAAGCGGGCTATGTGATGCCACGGCAAAAGCGGTCAAGGAATGGAGCTTTGCGGATTCAGAGAAGCGCAAGGCCAAGTATGTAAAACTTTCAGAGAAGTACAAAAAGGAGATTTGGAAACTATGATTTTTAACACTCGCAAGATC